ATGCCATTGACAAAAGCGTCAGGGGCAGAAGGATCTGCAACTATATCAGCTGCAGTTGCAAGCATGAAGTCTTCACCAACGACTTTATAACCTTCGCTAGTGTCTTTAAGACTTCCCATTCCTCTTGATGATACTCCAAGAGTAACACCGTCATCTAATAATGACTGTGCAATCGTACCCATTGGTGTATTGAGGAGTTGTGCCTTACCCACAAAGTTTGTTCCTTCTTTATGAAGGTCTACAATTTTGTGTGAAACTCTGTCTAGATTAACCGTGGGGCCTTCGGGGTGTCCCAACTCACCAAGAGCACGACCCTTACCAACAAATGCTTCGTTATATCTGTTGACCTCTTTCTCAAGAGTTTCTACAGGATAAAAACGACCATTCCTGTTCTTAAGGTTCCCTTGTAAAAAGATTCCCTCAATAAACATATTCTTCTTGCCGTTTTTTTCTTCGACAAGAACCTTGGCGGTTTCGATTTCTTCCGTGATGAGTTTCATTAGTTAAGCCTCAGGTTGTTCTTCTTCTACTTCATCATCAACTGGCTCTGCCTCAGCGACAGGCTCTTCAACTTCCGATGTATCCTCAACGGAACTAGGTGTACCATCAGCTACTTCTGCTTCTGGTTCCTCTCCCTCACCATCAAGGTAGGGATTTGGCCCACCAAACATGTCAGCAGTGACAGCTGGTGTTACAGTATTAATATTCTCTTGTGACTTAGCATAAAGGATCTCTTTGATCTTAGCATGCACATCAGCTTGAGCATTATCAGCTGCGATCATATCAATTAAGTCATTATCCATAATAGTTAATTTGTAAAAGATTACTTATTATTTATATTTCTCCGCCTTGAGGCATTTCTGGCGCCTCTGTGGCACTACCATCTATGCCAGGTTCTGTTGGCGCTTCCATACCCATAGGATCAGGATTCATTGCCCCACCAGGCATTTGTTCTGGATGAACTCCCATTTGGAGTTGTTGCATTTCCATAGGATCAGCGACTAGACCATCTTTGATCTCCTGTTGCATTTGTTTGTTTATCTCTTCGATCTCTTCATCTTTCTGTTTCAGAATGTTTCTACGAACATAATCAAGAGAAAAATACTTACCGATATATGGGTCTACTGCAGCGACTACTCCAAGTCTTTCATTTATAAGTTCAGTCTCTTTGAGTTCTGCAAAGTGATTATCATAGACATAATCAAATTGTATATGATCTGATAATGTTTCCCAATCTTCTGGTGTGACAATGTTTTTAAGAATACATTGAGTTTTCAACATGTCTAAGAAGAGATTTGAAAATCTCTTTCTCATTCTACCAACAAACTTGGTAAATTTTATTTCGTCTCTTAGTATCTCAGATGATCTACCCAAGTTAAATCCATCACCTGATCCAGCGATACGAGATTCTGGAACTCCTAGTGAGCGGTATAGTTTCTTTTGGAAGTACTCGATGTCGCTAAGTTCTCCAAGATTTTGTCCACCTGGCAACGTAGTGATCTCAGTGCCTCTGCCACCTTCTCGTCTTGGTAGCCAGAAGTCTTCGAGCATGGACATGTGTTTTCTGTCATCTCTTATTTCTCCTGTTGATGCGTCGTATACTAGTTTGTTTCTATAACGGTTCATCACCTCTTTGAGGTATTGTTCCGCTTTGATCTTCGGTAAATTACCGACATCAATATAGAATATTCTTCTTTCTGGAGCACGAGAAAGTCTGTATATAACTAGACTATCTTCAATCATTCTCAGTTGATTGAGTGCTTTGATTGACTTATGTAAGTAAGAAAGAATAGTTTGTTTGTTCCTGTCAACTAAACCTGAGTGACAGAATGTGATAGCGTCTGGTGCAATCTTTACTGGTCTCTGTTTAGTAGCGAAAGGAGTTTGACCAATAGCACCTAGAGCATTTTTACTCTGAGTTGCACTAGGATCATACTGGTAATATTCCTCTATCTCAGGAGTTTCAACATCAGCAGGGTTATTTGCATTGACTCTCTTAATCGCTCCCTGTAATGTAGGATCTGTCTTGAGCTTTCTAACTAATTTTATTTTAAGTGGATCAATATATCTAACTTCTTTTAATCCTTCTTCTGGTTTTTTGACATCAATTACCTTATGATAATATATTCTACCATCAATATACCAGTTCCTTAATATCTCATGACACTTAGTATCAAAGTTCATGACTTCTTTTACTGTCTTGAACTCATCTCTAATTAATTCTTTAAGCTTCGCAGATGCTGGAAGATTCTCCAAATCTATTTCTACAGGAGAATCATTTTGATCTGAAACTATTGCTTCATTTATTATATCTTCAATGGCAGAGTCCACTTCTGGGTGCAGTGCCATCTCTCTATATCTTTTTATTAACTCAAATTCTGACTTAAATACTCCATCAATATCAACATACTGGCCATAAAAACCACTCGAAACATAATAGTCCGAGGAGTCTTCATTAGACTGAGGTACAGGAGAGACGACGTTCTTACTTTGATCGTCATCTTTCTCTATTTTAAAACCAAATAATTTAGCCATTAACTCACTTCTACTGGGCTGTCCCAGTTATTTATCTTATATTATAACACAAGTTTTAGATTATGTCTAGAAAGTTTCTCCAATATCAGTAAACAAAGGCTTAACAGTAGAAGCTGACTCACTCTCTGGGACGTAAGCGTTCCACCACTGAACCTGTAGGTCAACTGTGAATTCTTCTATAGTATCGGGTTGATCGTAAGATAATTCAATTGCACTAACGTTTGTTGGGAATATTCCGTGGAATTTATATGCCTTTAAGATGGGCACAGTATCGCCTTCTTTGAGTCCTACTAATTTTCCAGTACTATTACTTGTCACACCGTTTCTACCAAGTTGCCAAACATAAGCATCTTTCTGGTAATCATTAGGATTAGTTTCTCCAGTTGCATACTTCATGTTGTTCATTCCGTTCATCCATCTTTCCATGGCATTACGAATTGCGAAGTCAGTATCGTTAATGACAGTGATTGTCCAAACATCAAATGTTCTATCACCAGCAATCTTTAAGTTCCTTCCTCTGAATGGAACGTCGATTGGAGTGATATTAGATGCAGGGAGATTAGCGGCTTTAACCAAAAATCTAACCTTAGAATCAAAGTCTGTGCCTCCTTGGTTTCCATTATTACCACCGCCATTGCCTGATTCTTCTTTACCAGTTGTTCCTTCTGGGAAGTCTAATGCAACTTCAAACAAATTAGGACGAGCACCACCACCAGTCAACTTCGATTTGAAGCGGTCTATTGTCCTATCTTGAATTTTAGGAAAGTTATTGTTTGACATGATTTTTTAATCCTTGTTCGTGGGTATTTAGTAAATTAAACAGATCCGATAACCTCATCGAAGCTGATACCTGTTCTAGTTGCAACGAATGTTAATCCGATGAAGTTAATAGAACGTGCAGGCTTGACGAAGATATCTGCCTTAAAGGTATTAGCATCAATAACATCTGGAGTGTTATTGGACTCGTCGCAGACAAGGACGAACTCAGAGATACCTCTTTTTGCTTGTACATCACGAAGATAAGGTTCAACAATGTTGACAAAGTTAGTTCTTGTCAAGTCATCGTTAAATTCAAATAATTGAGACCTTGATGCTCTCTCAATAACAGATTCGATTGTTAAGAACAAACGACGAACGTTGATTCTATCAAATGCTGATGGTACTTTCTGTGCAGTTTTGTCACCGAATAGTGAAATACCAGCGCCAGGTGAGAATATAACAGGGTTAATTCTCTTAGGATAGAGTTGATCTCTCTGTCCCTGTGATGGGTTATATGCAAGTTTAACCGCATTGTTGATAGTTCCTCTAGTTGCACCAGCTGGTGAGAACCAAGGGAATGAGTTGATAGATGTCCTTGCCATCAATCCAGCAATATCACCATTAAGAGGGATATATCGAAATGTGTTATTAAATCTATCAAATGTATACTTGTAACCTGAGTCGAATACTCCATAAGATGTTGATTGTAAACTATCATAGAATTGTATGATATTTGCAGTCTGTTTGTCTGTGTCTGTTACACCAACAACTCCCTCTCTGTAAGGTGAGATACATGCAATACAATCCTTCCTTGTGGTTGCAATACTAAGTAGTTTGTTTGCCTTAGCCTGTGCTTCAAATATGTTGTTACCACCAGATGGCCCTTGTATTAAGTAGTTAACTGAATACTCAGCAGGGTTATCTAGAACTTGATAAGAACTTACGATATCAGCTAAAGTGCATTTGTACTCACCAGCAGCACCGTAGTCGTTACCACTTGCAAGAGTCATTACACTTGCACCAGCACCATTGAAAGTAACTCCTTGTGCCTTAGTTCCCCAAACTCCACCAGAATCAACTGCGTATCCACTCATCATTGTGTGTTTCATACCCACACCTGTTTGAGCAGCACCAACAAATATCTGATTAGAGAAGTTTGCGATGTAGTCTTTGTAGTAAACACCTGTACTTGGTGAGATTCTTGCATCAGAAGCCTTGGATAATCCTGCCCATTTCTCAATGACGTTTCCAGAAGTACCAGTTACAGATCCATCGTCGTCAACTACAACTACATGGAACTCATCATTTCTAGAACTTCTTTCTGAAGCATACTCTGAAGTTGATGGTTTAGGTGCAAGTGACTTCCAGAATACATTAGAGTTATCTAGACCAAGTGTTTGTTGATCATACCAATCAATAATAGTGTTACCTTCTCTTAAGTAGAGACCACTACCAACACCAGCATTTACCTGAGACTTAACTATAAATGTAGTATTTGCAAACGCTACAGTTGCTGCAGTATCCATAATTAGATACTGTTGTTGAGTTCCATACTGAACAATAGTACCACTATATGTTCCGTTAAGTGACTTAACTGTATCGCCAGGAGCAGACTTAAGTGTATTGAAATCAGCACCGAAAGTAATTTCAGTAGAACCGATACCAACACTAGCATTGAATCTTGTTCTCTCAACACTTTGTGGAGTTCCTGATGTATTGAAGAACTGAAGTCTATTTGGATGGTTTACACTAGCATCTGATGTAACGTTATCATTGTAGATACCAACGTCATAACCTTTGAAAGATCCAGTTGAAGAACCTTCTTCATAATCTACTGCACTCCATACATCTGTAGTAACGTTATGCTTACTTACAACTTTTATATCTACTGATCCAACATTAATTCCAGTAATAATTCCTTTTAGATAACCTGTTTGAACACCAACAGTACCATCTGTATTTGCAACACTAGTTGAGAATCCAGCAGTAACTGCGTATCCTACAGCCATTCCGTCTGTACCGATTGCAAGTCTTTGATCTGCAAGACCATCAATTGTACAAACCTTAAGACCGTTTGCCCAAGAGCCAGGGTTTCTTGCAGCGTACATCCAACTTGTGTCTGTACTACGGTTGTTGTAATAATCTTCGGATGACTTGATTGACAAGTTTGTAATCGCAACACCAACAGGTGAGTTAGCATTGGATAATGTTGCATTGTTAGTTCTTAAGACTCTTAGGATTCCTCCATAAGATAAGAAAGCAGATGCAGTCATCCAGTATTCATATTGTGCATCAGTAGATTTTGGCGCTCCAAATGTATCAAGAAGATCGGCTTCAGTCTCAATTAGAACTGGTTCGTCCACAGGCCCCTTTTCAAAAGGCCCAGCGATAGCTCCAACTTGATCGTTGATTCCGTCTATCCTTCCTACAGTTAAGTCTACCTCTCTTACTTTAACGCCTGGAGATACTAGATTTAGCGTCATGTTGTGTTCCTCGAAGATCTCAGTTGTTTTTCCTGTTATTATTTAGAATTTAGCACTTTTTCACTGGGGAAACGATACACGAACCCACTACCAGTCAGGATATATGTCTGGTTTACTACTCTTTCTTTTCTTTTTTACTCTGTCAATGGTACAAGTCTTACATTCATATGAGTATGAGGATGGCACCTCACCTCTACTTCTCCTACTAAGGTAGAACCCTTCTGTTAGTGAGTATGTCTTACCACAAGTTCTACATTTCCTTTCATGCAGAAACAGGACTGGTTCATCTAAGTCCACTTACAAATAATCCCACATATATGATCTATCACCATACTCATCCACATTCCATCTATCGCCTTGATCATCTACGAATGATGTCTCTTCATGTACACCGTCATTAATAAATCCAAAAGGTGCCATGTCTGCCTCTATCTGATCTCTTTGGTCATCATATACTCTCTTTCTTATATCATCATCTGTCATCTCTTTGAAATAATCTTGCATCACCAACCATGCAAATATTACTAGACACATGGCAAG